TAGTCCCTTGTAAACTGTACTTTCGGGCGAAATAAAGAGCCGAGCTTAATTTGTGCATCGCTTGAAAAGGTCCACACTCTTGTTGTGGCATTATACCTTGCCCCTCTGTCAATCGACGGATAAATTGCCCTTGTCTGGTCAATAATTCGCGCAAGGTCAGGCACAGCCCTACGGAGTATCAGCCCTCTGTACTCGGGGATATTTACCTGTCTTGCCGCCTCGACTACAAGATAATCGGTCTTACCTCCACCTGCCGCACCGCCGTATAACATTTCATCTTCGCCACGGCTCAACGCGATTTTCTGCTTTGGCTGAGGAGTCCATATGACTTTCTTACTCAACGCTTTCACCGTCCTGCTCATCATCTTCGGGCGGTTGCATAACTTCTTGCATCGGGATTTCTATAATGCCGAGAGCGTTTTCTTCGTCCTGTTCCGTCGTGTAATCTGCGAGTATGTCACGGACATTGAGCAGACTCTTTGAGATTTCCGCTGCTTTCTTTGTGTTTACAAGTGTCTTGCGTTTAGCATAATCGTATCTGTATTCTTCTTCCGCTGTGGCGGTTTTCTCGTCTTCGCTTTTTTCGGCTTTAACCGTTACTTTCTTTTTGATGAGTTCCTCGTCCTTGTCAAGCTCGTTCACGGCTCTGTTTAGCTTTGTAATGAGCTTAGAGGCAACAGACACAACCCTGTCAATCTCTCTGACGGTTTTCTTCACTTTCTCCGTGTTGATTTTCTCGGCTATCTTACTTGCGGTTTCGCTCTGATTCTGTTTTCTCAGCTCCTGCCAGCGTTCTTTCCCCGACCTTTTTCGTATGGCATACACGCTCACTCCGTGCTTTTCAGCAAGTTTTGAAGCAGACATTGTGCCGCTGATATATTCAGCTTTAATTTGCACCCAGTCAATCGCTTTTTGCTCATTTAATTCTGCCTGCTGTCCTTTCAAGTCAGTTTTTTGACTCACCAACTCACCGCCTTTTTGTACATGTTTCGTGCTTTAATTTTAGCTTTTTTCTTTCACGCAAAAAAGTTAAAACTTTAATACCAAATTTGTACACTTTTTTCCGAGGCCAATATTTGTATGCAAAAACACGGCTTTACCATAAGGCAAAACCGTGACGAAAGTAAAATTTATGAATTGATTTAAAATTTTTGCATATTATGTTTTTAAAAGATTGATATTTTACAAATCTTTGCTGATCGTCTGTGCCAGCGGACAGCCCTTCCAGCAGTAGCTGCCACAAAAATTGTCAAAGTGATTTTCCTTGTCCTGCGGTGAGTCAAAGAACAGCGTTGTGCTCTTGCTTTTGAAAACCGCCCCGAAACAGCAGATCTTACTTTGGCTATCGTAAGAATAAAACGGACATATAGCTTTGTTTTCCTTCAATTTTACCTCTCCTTTGATTTATTACCTATTCCGCTGCATACTTCATTTTTGTGCAACCCAAAAAGACCGTACATCGCACAGCCTGAATTTACCATTATTTACCATTTTCGCCTCTGCGTAATCGGCAGAAAGCAAAAATACCACTTTGCACCGCCTATGTCAGAGTAGTTCATTGAGTAATCGTCCTCAATGAGATAATGCCCTTCGGGCGGTTCAATCATCTCTCCACGCTCAAGCGCTCTGATTTCTTTTCTTTTCGCCTTTCGTGTGACCGATTCAGGCTTTGTAAGATTTCGGCTTGTCATCATTCGCTTTTGTGCGGCATCAACATCTTCTTTGCCGGTCAAATCTTTGGTTATGTACTCAGCCAACTTTTTAAAATTTTCATTTTTGTAGAGCGGTGTGAAGTTCTGACCGTTTTCGTAGGGCCATTGTTCAGACAACAGTTCCCTGTCCTCTTTGCTTACGATGATGTGTATGTGCCAGTTCTTACCCGACTTGCCGCATTCAATAAACGCTATGTACTTGAGTCTGCCCTTGCCCTGCTTTTTCCTGCGGTAATTGATTCGGTAAAGCCACTTGCCTACCTCGGCACGAAATTCTTTTTCGCTTTCATATGTTCCGTAAGGAGCAGAAAAGCGACAGAAGAAATCACCGCTCCCGAAGTTTGCATTTATGAGCCTCTGCATACGCTTGACTGCACGGAGCTTGTTTGCCTTCCTCATTTTGGCCGAGCTTAAAGAATTATTTGATTTTCTTCCGCCGTAGTTCTTGCCTATTTTTCTGATTGACTGGTAATACTCAACCTCAATCATATCTCCGCTTTTGATTGTTCTCTTATAAGTGTACATAGCATAACCTTTTATTATAGTATATTATTCCTGTTTTCCCTGCTTAAATAATCATTTGAGCAGGATAGGAAAGGAGCATTTCAGCTCCTTTAATTATGACTGATTATTATTCTGCTTTAGAATTTTAATGCTGATAGATATAACTAAGCAGTAGCCCAATCTGACCACTTGAGCTACTGCTTTTTGCAAACCTTGCTACTGCTGCAATTGTGTGTTCTTAATTTTATTGTGTAACAGCTAAAATCAAAAAAAGAAGTCATGGTTTTTTGATTTTAGTTTTGAATATGAAAACTGTGAATTTTGTTTGATTTCTTGATTTAAAAATTGGATTTCACATGTAGCAAGGGTGTTGCCTTGACTATTCTTCTGCCGGATCTGACGCTCTTACTGTGTCAGCCGTCTCATCGGGCTGAGATTCAGCCTTCTTAATAGGCTCATACACCGAGAGCTTACCTGCCATAAGTGCGTTGACCTCAGCCAGCTTTGTGATATTTTCATTCAACACTCTGTTGTACTTCATCTCTTCCTCTCGTGTGCACAAGAGATTTCCCATGTTGTCTTCGAGCATCTGATTTTCTGCTCTTAATCTTCTGTTTTCTTCCCTGAGCTTTTTGCATGCTTTTTCAGCACTTAATAATTTCATATGGAGATAATCATTCTGTGTAAGTAATGCTGCAAAACACTCGTGTGAGGATTCTTTTAAGTTTTCAATCTGATATTTTAAAAGTTCTTTTTCTGCTTTTCTCATATGTAGTCACCTTTCTTTTTTAATAAAACATCTGCAAGGATAATCCCTGCTTCTGCTTGCGCAAAACTTGTACCCTCGGCATTCCCTACACGAGCAGCAGGTCAATGTCTCTTTCGTTTCGGTACTTACTTTTGATTTTTCCCATTCCGACGAGTGCTGTATATTCGCCGTAACTGTACGATGTTCCGTGTTCTTCATTATATTTCATTAGCTCCTCGCAAATCAGGTCGATTCTGTCCTTCTTCCTCTTCGTCCTCGGCTTCGGGTTCAGATTCGGATTCACAGCCTTCTCCCAATGCAGCTTTCTTGCTGTTGACGGCTGCTCTGATAACTGCCTTGAGCCTTGCTTTTTCTTCTTCGCTGATTTTGATTTCTTGGTCATGTCCATATTTCCTTTCATATTTTCTTCCGTCTGCAAAGCCGTTAGTATAACTTTTATTGCAACGCTTATTAGTGATGTCCCAGTTTTGATTGATTGTTCGACCTTGCTTTTGATTTTCTTTCAAAAGGCGGTCGTTTTCTTTCTTCTCAACCTTATAAAGGTCACGATAAAAGTTAATGTTTTCCCTCATCCAAATAAGCGTTGAAATAAACGCTACTATAAGGATTAAAAACACAATAAGCATTGTTGTCCCTTTTTTCATTATTTTTCACCTTCCGTTTCATCTGACCAGTCAAAAGCCTGTCCGCAACGCCAGCAAAATTCAGGTCTGCCCTCTTTGATGAGGGCGTTGCAAATGGGGCATTGATAGTCCGTCCATTGCCATTCTTTGTGCTCGGGTATCGGCACCGGATCTTGCCAATTCTGGCGGTTATAATTATGTTCAAACGCTTTTACTCTGCTCTTTTTATTACTACTTGTGCGTGTCACTTCTTTAAGTTTTTTTGCCACTTGCTTTTCAAGAGCATGGACGGCAAGTTTAAGAGCGGTAAATGTATTGGAATTGCTCAAATTTTTCAGCGTATCTTCAATGTTTGTTTCTTCGCCGATTTCATTCAACACTTCAATTGCTTTTTCGGCAGTCATATTCTGTACGGCTCTTTCGGCTTGATAGCAATATGTTCTTCTGTTCCACAGTTTCGGGGCATTTTCGGGAGTGTCAAATATTGTAAACAAAGTTTTACACCTTTTACATTTGACTCTCATTTCGTTATGTCCTTCATGAAACCCCAGTACAAAATCTTCGCTACCGCAGAACGGGCAAGGTTTAAGTTTTACTTCTGTCATTGCCTTTGTCATTGTCTTTCTCCTCAAGTAACAGCCGGCACATTTTAACAATTTGGTCTTTTAGCTCCATATTTCCGGTTGCAAGCATTTCTAATCTCAGTATGTGAGATTCTATGTAGGGTGTGGTTGGATCATCAATAGGATTAGGTGCATAAGCTCCTTTCTCCATAATCTTACATTGAGCGCAAAATTTTTGGTTGTTTTTTTCAGGAAAGAACTTTTTGCACAATTCGATTATTGTGTCGTATAAAACTGCGTTTTCGTCTGAAATCACATTGATTTCACGGCTCAATGATACAAGCATAGAATGACGAGTAGCTTGGGTAATGTATCCTGTATTATCTTCCTCTTTTTTGCCATTATTTTCATTCTCCTTTAAAATTCCATCTTTTGTAAAAGTGCGTCCGCACTCTCCACATTTTACACATACAGTTCCGTAACTGTCTGGATTTTTGCACTCGTCACTAGCATAATAATCTGCAAACAAGTTCTTTTTATCGTAATCCTTATTGTCCAAGCAAAACACCATCCTGCATCTATATTTTTGCTCCTTAAAATCATCTCAGACATCTGCACCTGTCTGAGATAATGGTAATATTCAGAAAAGTAGGTATAGGTATAAAATGAGATATATATAATCTCGCTGTGCAGAGCGTGATTAACTTATTTAGTTTATTTTACTTCACTGGATGTAAAAATCGGATGTGTGCCGTCACGGAGCTGTATCTCCTCGTCGCTCATCACATAGCCGAGTTTGACGAGCAGATTATAAAATCTGTTTAGTTCGGGGTTGATGTTACGAGTAATACCCTCATAGTATGAAAAATCAATATAGCTACTATCGTAAAAGCCGCTGAAAAACGCATAGGCCATAGCCATAAGCGTTTTACCTGTGTCTGCAAGACAATCGTCAAGGTTTATACATTCGCCTTCATCGTATTTAAGTCCGGCAATTTTAAGCAGAGCACCATCTTCATATCCGCTGCTCACAGACATTGCATACATTATGTATGCAATCAAATTTTGTTTACTGTCATTGTCATTGAAATTTGCGGACATCATAAAACCCTCTCTAAGAGCTTTACAGCGATTGTCGATTTCATTTCCCTGCGCCCGCAGTTCATTGCGCATCTGCCTTTCGGATTCTCTTTTGGCGTCTTCTTCGTCGGCTTTTATTTTATCGTCTTTTGTAATTTCAACATAAACGCTAATATCATTGCTGTACGCCGACATATAGTACATACGCTTTTTGTCGTCATTAAAAGATTTATCTTTAAGCCCTGAGAGGTCGTAATATCCCTCATATTTATATCCTTCCGGTGTGGGTGTTTCACACATGACCAGTCCTTTATCGCTACAAATTTTCTCAATTTCGTCACGAGTGTGTTTGCGTTCCTGCTTTGCTTCTGCGGCATAAATTGCATTGTTAAAATTATTTGTGCCGATAGTTTTTAATAATGCATTGCGTTCTTCTATATCTTCGATTTTGTTGAGCTTTTCATAATCCTGCAATGTAGGCTGTCGGATCTGACTTTCCTTGAAAGCTTCTTCATCAAGCTCACAGAGTTTTACTCTCCTCCTTATTTTGCTCTCAGAAAAGCCTGTCTTTTCGGCAACCTCTGCGACCGTATCTCCGAGGTCAAGCAACAGCTGACAGCCCTTTGCTTCTTCATAAACTGTCAAATCTGACCGCTGCATATTTTCGGTTAACATTGTAGATAACTGCTCCTTTTCAGTCATCTCAACAACTGCACACGGCAGTTCAGTTAATCCTGCCTGCTTTGCCGCTGCTAATCTTCTGTGTCCGATAATTACGGTAAACTCCGTCCAATCGTCATTCATCGGCACCACCGTGAGGTTTTGAAGAATGCCGTTCGCCTTAATGCTTTCGGCAAGTTCCGACACATCGCCGATAACTTTACGAGGGTTGTTGGGGTGCGGATGCAATTTTTCAATTGCAATCGTAGTCAATGTTGGTTTTCTCTCCATTACAAAAATCTCCTTACTAAGACAATAGAGCCATAATTGCCCATATGCACAATATGCCTACATCAATGATAAGAATAAATCTCATAAGTATATCAACAGTCGCAAATATGGTTAGCCAATTAGGCCAAATGCAGTATATTTGGCATATCATTCTTTCTTCATCGTCAAGCGATATTAAATACATCACCTTCGCAAGTTTAAAGATGATATGATAAACAAGGCAGACGATACAAATAATTACAATTACATTCATATTGCCGATACTCCGACACACTCAAAGCCCTGTGTCAGATTTTCTGTTTTGAGCCTTTCAATCTCGGCTCTGAGTTCGTTGTTCTCTGCTTTGAGTCGGTCAATAATTCCGAGCTGGATAGCTTCAACATTTTCTGAGTCATCAATTCTTTCATTAAGTCTGTTGATGCTTTGTTCCTGCTTAGCACAATTAGCTTTGTACTCTCCCTTGCTCTTCCAATTTCTGAAAATCATTTTTATTGTTCTCCTTTACAATTTTTCTTTCGGCTCTCACGCCGTAATGTTTCTTCATTGATTCAAGCTCACCTTTTGCGTTACCGTCCTTAACCGGCAGCTGCTGTCTTGCCTTTGAGGGGTAATCGTCGCCTGTCAACTGTTCCCACATTTCTTTTCGGTTGTCTTTAAGACAAGCGTTGAGATACGACATAACAACCTGTTCAAACGGCACCTTACTACCGAACCGTTCTATAAGCTCGTCAACAATCTTGCTCATATGCCGTCTTGCGTAATCTTTAGGCTTTTTGTATGCTCTGACTGAGTTCCATAGCTTGATATGTACATTCTCATGTGTCAGCTCATCAATTGCCTTTGCCTGTAATTCGCACAGCTTGACGAGGTCAACCTCATCTTTGCCGTATTCCTTGCAAACTTCCGAAAGCGTTACACTTGCACTCCTTACAGAGTCAATCTGATGTTCCTGTTGGACAAGCAAAAATTCCATCTTGAGTTTCAGCTCTCGGTACTCTTGAAAAAATTTCAGCTTATATGCGGCAGTGTACTTCTCAGATAACAAACCAACCTTACACATACTGTATGCGTTGGCGAGTTCCAGCACCAACAAACGGTCAAACAATTTCAATGACACAACTTCAAGATGATTAACCTCTCCGTCAATCCACCTTTTGGCCATGTCATTGAGTTCGTCAAGTGTTTTGTCATTCATCAGCTACCACCCTCGCCTTAAAAAGGTTTTGAATAGGTATGCCGAATTTTTTCGCAAGCCTTGATAACTCTTCTACCGTAAAAGTACCCGGATCCTTAATTCTTTTCCTGTATGTACCCTCAGAGCAATGTGCCACAAGAGCCTGTCCTTCACGGTCAATACTCCTGATTTCTGCCTCATACTGTATATTGGCAATCAACTGTCTTTTCATTTGGTCCTCGGGCTTAGCTAATTTTCTCGGCATTTTCTTCTCACCCTTTCGTTATTTAGTCCTGTAATCTGGTATCGACTTTTGCTTTAGTCGCTTTCATAAACTTCCAAAAAAATTTCACTCGGATGATATGCAGGCATCAGATTTATCCTGTTCGGACAATTCTCCTCGGGGTCTGCAACACCTTCTTCAATTTCGACCAAAACTTTTTCAGCACCATCTCGTTTGAGTTCGTTAAGCTGACCGATCAGGTCATCAATCCTTACTGTAATTCGGTTCACTTTCTCACCTCGAGCACACAACGAAAATCCTTGTCTGCATCAAGGTCAATATGAGCAGGGATTTTGTGCCTTGGGTTGCCCTCTACAATAGACAAATGCACCGTTTCATGTCCGCCTGCCTTGATCTCCTCGAGTTTGCTGATTAAGGTATCAATTTTCACTTTAATCATCTTCATTGTCATCTCCCCCCCTTGTCAAACATTCCGAGTTTGTTGCCCAACGCAATAATAGATTTAACAACCATTGCTAACTCGTTGCCTTTAATATCGCACATACGATAGCTGACCTTGATAGTTTTTTTTCTTCGTTGTCGATTTCATCATAACCAACAACTACACCTTTATTTAAGGTTTCTATTTCGCCGTTATCGTAATTAACAACAATACTCGTGATGTTACGATTATCCATTCTCTTACCCCCTTGTCAGTCTTT